TATGGCAGCATTCGATTTTCCAAACAGTCCGTCCCTTAATGATACCCATACAGAAAATGGGGTAGTTTGGAAGTGGAATGGATACGCTTGGGATCGAGTTCCAAGTAATGGTCCTTCTGGTGCTCCAGGTCCTACAGGTCCCGATGGTCCAGATGGTCCCGCAGGTCCTCCAGGTCCTCCAGGTAATGATGGTGCTGATGGTGGTACAGGTCCAACAGGACCAACAGGACCTACAGGTCCAACAGGTCCCGATGGTCCTCCAGGTTCTGGTGGTTCTGCTGGTCCTCCAGGTCCAGATGGTCCTCCAGGTCCAGATGGTCCCGATGGTCCTCCAGGTTCTGGTGGTTCTCCAGGTCCTAATGGTCCCGATGGTCCAGATGGTCCCGCAGGTCCCGCAGGTCCTCCTGGTCCTCCAGGTGTTGCTGGATTAGATATTGGAGTTGATCCACCATCTGGTCCTTCTTCCCACGGAGATATGTGGTGGGAAAGTGATACTGGAGATTTACATGTTTATTATAATGATGGTAATAGTTCTCAATGGGTAGCAGTATCTCAAGGACCTGCAGGTCCAGCAGGTCCAGCAGGTCCTCCTGGTCCTGCAGGTCAAGATGGTGCTGATGGAAATGACTCAACAACACCAGGTCCAGCAGGTCCTCCTGGTCCTGCAGGTCAAGATGGTGCTGATGGAAATCCTGGTGGAGATGGTCCTCCAGGACCTGCTGGTCAAGATGGTGCTGATGGTCCCACAGGTCCCGCAGGTCCTCCTGGATCTGGTTCAGGAGTAACTAATGGTGATAAAGGAGATATTACTGTATCAAATGCTGGTACAAATTCTGAGAATTGGAATATTGATGCTGATACAGTTGGTATAACTGAGCTATCAGCTACAGGAACATCTATTAGTACAAAGTTTTTAAGAGGAGATAATACTTGGGCTTCCGTTTCTTCTAGTGGTGCTAGTAGTGCTGACCCTATAGGAACAATCGCAATATGGTCAGGAACTGCATCTAACATACCATCTGGATATCAATTATGTGATGGTTCTGCATCTGCAACAACAGAACTACAAGCAATAAGAGCTAATGTACCAGATCTAAGAGACAAATTTGTTATTGGATCGAGTAGTACATATGCTGTTGATGCAACAGGTGGTAGTAAAGATGCTGTAGTTGTAGAACACGAACACACTACAAACATTGATGGTGGTCATGTTATTCCAGGTAACGGTGGTAGTTCTTATTCATATGGTGGTGCTGGTACTTATTCATCTACTGTCTTCAATATGAATTCAGAAGGTGTGCCTGGTACTGATAAGAACCTACCACCATATTGGGCATTATGTTTTATAATTAAAAATGCTGCTACTGCTTCTACTATTGCTGGTCCTCCTGGTCCTGCTGGTCCTCCAGGTGCCGATGGTCAAGATGGACAAGATGGTGCTGATGGTGGAATTGGTACTCCTGGTCCTGCTGGTCCTCCAGGTGCCGATGGTCAAGATGGTAGTAATGGTCAAGATGGTGCTGATGGAAATCCTGGTGGATCAGGACCTCCAGGACCTGCTGGACAAGATGGACAAGATGGTGCTGATGGAACTCCAGGTACTCCAGGACCTCCTGGACCATCAGGAACTACAGATCAAGGATTTAATATGGTACAATGGACTACTACCACTAATGCAAGTCATGTGTATTATACTCCAGATACATCCAAGTATAATAGGTTTGTTGTAATTGTCACTGGCGGTGGCGGTGGCGGTGGGGGAGGTTCTGCTGCTAACGCTGGAGGTGGTGGCGGTGGTGCTGGTACTGGAATAAGAGAATTTTCTAAAGCAGAAATGGATGCTACTACTTATTACAGTGGGCAATGTCGTATTTTTGTAGGACAACCTGGAACTGGTGGAACAGGTGGTGGTAATGGTGGTAATGGAAATTATTCCGAATTTGTAGTACCTACTGGAACTGCAACCTTTGGTCATAGTGGTTATGGTGGAGTAGGTGGTAACAGTGGAGCTGTAGTTGCTGGTGGTAATGGTAGGTTTGGTACTGGTGATGTTGTTTGTGGTGGTGATGAAGGTCATCCTGGAGATAATGGAATCACAGGACATGGTGGTGGTACTTTCTGGGGTGGTGCAGCCTATGACTCAGCTGGCAGAGGTGGCAGAGGTGGTCAAGGTGGTAGTAATAATGGTACTGATGGTGGTCATGGACAGATAGTTCTGTTGGAGTTTGCTTAATCGATTATGTCTTCTTTTAATAATAAATCTTTAGTTGAAATATTGGGACTTTCTCGTTCTCAAGTCATAGCATCTAAAAATACTGAGTTCAATTCTTTTAGAATTGGTATTGGAACTGATAGATTAGATTTTGCTGTAGTTCAAGATGGAACTAATATAGTAAATAACATATATGTTGGATATGCAGATACTTCTAAAAATCCAACTAATTCAGAAATAGGATTTCCTGGACATTATACTGTTGGTATTGGTAGTACATATAGAGGAACTTTTAATGATATTGATAATCAATGCCTTGTAAGACTTGGTTGGAAATATACTCAATCATCTGGATTTTATGATGCTCATGATTATACAACAGAATGGACTGCAGGTTTAAGGCAAACTAGAGATAAATTTTTACTTGAATCTGATTGGTCTCAAGGTGCTGATTCTCCATTAAGTTCTAGTAAAAAAACTGAGTGGGCTACATATAGGCAAGCATTAAGAGATTTACCTGCAAATACTTCAGATCTTGCAAATCCACCTTGGCCAACAAAACCATCATAGAGTAAGAATATGGCAGCGTTTGATTTTCCATCGAGTCCTAGTTTAAATACTACCCATACAGAAAATGGTGTTACTTGGAAGTGGGATGGATATGCTTGGAAAAGAGTTGAATCAGTAGGACCAGCAGGTCCTCCTGGACCTCCAGGTAATGATTCAACAGTTCCAGGTCCTAATGGTCCTACAGGTCCAACAGGTCCAACAGGTCCTACAGGTCCAACTGGTAATACTGGAAATGCAGGAGCTGATGGTAATGATGGCAGTACAGGTCCAACAGGTCCCGCAGGTCCTCCAGGTCCTACAGGTTCTGATGGTCCAACAGGTCCTGATGGTCCTGATGGTCCAACAGGTCCTCCAGGTGCTGATTCGACTGTTGTTGGTCCCGATGGTCCTCCTGGTTCAACAGGTGGAGATGGTCCTCCAGGTCCAGATGGTCCTACTGGTCCTACTGGTCCAACAGGTTCTACAGGTCCAACAGGTCCTACAGGTCCAGATGGTCCAACAGGTCCAACAGGTAGTGCAGCTAATCCATCTGTTCCTTCTGGAGCTGTTATGTTATTTGTTCAAAGTAGTGCTCCTACTGGATGGACAAAATCAACATCACATGATAATAAAGCACTTAGAATTGTAAGTGGTTCTGGTGGTGGTTCTGGTGGTAGTAATTCATTTACTAGTAATTTTGCTAGTAGATCTTTAAGTGTTAGTGGATCTGGAAGTGCTAGTGGATCTACAAGTAGCGATAATGCTGGATCTGTTAGTGTTAGTGGATCTGTTAGTGGAAATTGTGGTGGATCACAGGTAATGTATCAGAACACTACTCAAGCTTTCTTATCAACTGCTCAGATGCCAGCTCACCAACACCAATTCCCTAGTAAAGTTGGAACTTCTGGTGGTAACTATGGTTTCGTAGATACTTTAAATGCTGGTTCTTCAGGACAACCTAGTGTTAATAGTACTGGTGGTAATGACTACCATACACATGCTATAATAATGTATACTATAAGTGGTTCTAACTTCACTTTTAGTGATAGTTTTACTGCTTCTGGTTCCCCTAGTGATCACAGTCATACTTTCAGTGATAGTAGCATAAGTGTTAGTAGTTCAGGTTCCTTGGACTTGGCAGTTCAGTATGTTGATGCTATAATATGTACAAAGAATTAATATAATGAAACTTGAGCAAGGGAAGTTTTGCCCCTTAATTGGTAAAGATTGTATTCAAATGCAATGTTCTTGGTTTACTCAGGTTCGTGGTATGAATCCTAATACAGGAGAAGAAGTTGATGATTGGAGTTGTGCGATTACTTGGTTGCCAACTTTAATGATTGAAAATTCACAACAACAAAGAGCAACTGGTGCTGCTATTGAATCTTTTAGAAATGAAACTGTGAAATCAACTATGAAAGCACAAGAAATATATCAAAGAGAATTGGAATTAAAAGCTCAAGAAAGACTACAACAATCTAGGCAGACAATACATAACGTAACGGACATACAACAATGAAAATTCAAGTTATACCTTCAGATAAAACCATAGTTCTTGACGGTGTTGCAGTACATCCTTGTACTAATGTTGATCTTTCATGGATTCCATCAGATGTTCATGGAATGTTTTTTGATACAACTGCAGGAAAAGGTTTTATTGAATACAATGAAGATGCTGTAGATGGAAATGGAGATAAAAAATGGGGTGAGGAGATTACTGAAATTGGTATCTGGCAACAAGCAGTAACAGATCATGCAGATGAACAAACCCTTGCATCTGCTGCATATGAAGCAGCAAGAAATCATTTACAGGAAGTAAAAAATTATAGAAATGCTCAGTTGTCTTGGTCCGATTGGACTCGTTTAGATGATGTTACACTTACATCAGATAAAAAAACAGAGTGGCAAACATATCGTCAGGCACTAAGAGATCTTCCAGCAACCATAGCAGCAGATTCTAATTTAACTGCAAAAGCATTAGCAGATAATCATTCACATTCTGCTTGGCCGACAAAACCTTCATAAATGTGTTATACTATTTAAATACTGGTAAAAAATAATGAATGATCTGATTCAAGCAATTAAAATTCTTAGTGTAAATGATCTTAAAAATATTAATAAGTACATAGATACTCTTGATTTTCAGGATAATACTGTTTTTGGTAAAGGTGATGGACCTTCAAAAACCAATACTGATATTAGATCCAGCACAGGAACAACTTTAAAAGAAGATAATGAAATAACTGAAATTATTCATAATGCTATGAATAAAGGGTTGGATGAATATAAGAGAAGAATACAAAAGGTTCATACCAATTTTAGTTATTATCCTGTTCCTGGTGGATCTGGAACTAAATCTTGGAGAGAGGGAATACAGGTATTAGATTATAAAAAAGGGCAAGAATATAAATTTCATCATGATGCTGCAACAGATCCTAGATTGAAGGAATATCATAGAAAGATATCCATTATTTTATATCTGGAAGAAGCGACTAAAGGTGGAGGAACTTCATTTCCACATTTGGGAATAAAACCAAAACCAGGTTATGCTTTAATATTTCCATCTAATTGGTGTTATCCTCATGCAGGTGAACCAGTTTATGCTGGAAAAAAGAGAGTTGCTGTCACTTGGTATTATGTTGAAAACGCTTAAGGGTAATTATGAATGATGAAACTGTACAAGACATCATAGTTGATGTCTGCAAAAGAAGAATTACGTTAATTAGTAGTGAAGGTGAAACTAGATTTGTT